AGCTTACCTGCGTATTTGTTGACCATGGCCTTCTTCGTAAAGACGAGGGAGATGAAGTGGAAAATGTATTCGGACCGAATGGTCAGTTTGACTTAAACTTCATCCGTGTAAATGCCCAGGAGCGTTACTATAACAAGCTTGCCGGAGTAACAGAGCCGGAAGCAAAACGTAAAATTATCGGTGAAGAATTTATCCGTGTCTTTGAAGAAGAAGCAAAGAAAATCGGAGCCGTTGATTTCCTGGCACAGGGAACCATTTATCCGGATGTGGTAGAAAGTGGTCTTGGCGGAGAATCCGCTGTCATCAAATCCCACCACAATGTAGGCGGTCTTCCGGAATATGTTGATTTCAAGGAAATCATCGAGCCACTGCGTAACCTCTTCAAAGATGAGGTTCGTAAAGCCGGTCTTGAACTTGGAATTCCGGAGCATCTGGTATTCCGTCAGCCATTCCCGGGCCCGGGTCTTGGTATCCGAATCATCGGTGAAGTCAATGCTGAGAAAGTCCGCATCGTACAGGATGCCGATGCCATCTACCGGGAAGAAGTGGACAAGGCAGTAGCTGCTTACAAGAAAGAAAACGGCAAAGCTCCATCCTGGATGCCGAACCAGTATTTCGCAGCCCTGACCAATATGCGTTCCGTTGGAGTAATGGGCGACGAGAGAACCTACGACTACGCAGTTGCACTGCGCGCCGTAAATACCGTCGATTTCATGACCGCCGAAAGTGCAGAGATTCCATTTGCAGTACTGCAAACAGTAATGAGCCGAATCATCAACGAGGTACGCGGGGTAAACCGTGTATTCTATGATTTGACGAGTAAGCCACCTGGAACGATTGAGTTTGAATAACGGACATTTGAGCCACAAATCCTTATTTTATAAGGAAAGTGGCTCTTTTATTTTGCTACGTGATGTTAATGTGATGTTGAAAAATGACACCATTATTCTCCCTACGCATATTATACTGGATTGAAAATTGTCGTGATGTGTGATAAAATGACAGCCATGGAACCCACGACAGGGGGTGGTAGCCTCCCGAGCCAATGGACCGGTTTTCCGGAATACATAGGAAGGGAGGTGGCGCCGATGACAGCTTATGAGATCATTTCGATTTTCATTGGGATATTAGCTCTGCTGATGTCCTTTGGCAGCTTAGTTATTGCGTTGCTTGCCTTTCTCGACAAGAGAAACAAGCGAAAATAAAAATGCCTACTCTGTCGCAACCAGAGTAGGCGTCTCTATTTAGAGAAATAAGCTAACTCGGGAAACTCCACCTTTTGGAGTGGGGCTCCTGAGAGGCATCTGTTCGAGCAGGTGCCTTTCTTTATGCTTAATATATCACAATCAGCGGATGATTTCAACTTCATTTTACTGGTTTCGGAACTGATTCAGCCGGTCCGCAAGTTTCTGATCCTTATCAGGATAAAGGTGTGAGTAGGTGTCGAGAGTGGTCTTTACGGATTCATGACCGAGCCGGTCAGCAATTTCCAGAGCAGAGAACCCAAGCTCTATGAGCATACTTGCGTGGGAGTGCCGCAGATCGTGCACTCTGATTGGCTTCAGACCTACCCTTTCTGACACTCTTTTCATTTCTTTTTCCAGAGCGGTTTTCTGGAAGTAGAATATCCGATCACCCTTTTCAATCCCATACAGCTTTGAAATGTATTCCTGGATATCGTCATACAGGAAATCTGGAATGGAGATACACCTTTTGGATTTTGGTGTCTTCGGTTCCAGAAATATCTCTTTCCCCTTTACCTTTGCATAGTTTTTGTTTATGTCTATCCTCTTGGATGGAAGAATATCCGCTGGTGTCAGTGCGAGCAGCTCTCCGGAACGCATACCGGTATAGAACAGGATATCAAAAGCCAGCTTCATGGATGATTTGCTGATAGCCTTGGAAAATTTCTCGTACTCAGCCTGTGTCCAGATATTCATTTCGTCAGCATTGCTTTTTCCCATACTGCCTGCGGCCTTGCAGGGATTGAGGGCGAGGTGGTAGTGCGAGACAGCATAATTCATAATAGCGGACATCTGATTGTTTACAGTTTTCAGATATGTCTGGGAGAAAGGCTTATCGTCTCTGTCCCGGAATGAGATAAGCTCATTCTGCCATTTGCGGATTTTGATTGTATCAATGTCACATACCTTCTGTCTTCCGAAGTAGGGAAGCAGCTTCGTGTCTATGATAAACCGCTTATTCTCCATTGTGGTAGGTTTGAGGCGGTGTTCCATATCCTCGAGATAATTGGTAACAAGCGAGGAGAACAGTATGTCGCTGGTGGCATTCTGCTGATCCATGAAAGTACGTTCATATTCTTTGGCTTCTCGTTGCGTGGAAAAGCCTCTTTTGCAGATATGTTTCTTCTCTCCGGTCCAATCGGTATAGTAGAAGTTGGCATACCACATCGTTTTTCCGTTTTTCAGAGTATATTTATATGCTGGCATGCTGCACCCCTTTCCATTCTTTGCAGATTATTTATCCTCCGAAGTGAAATTCTTTCTTATACTTCGGTTTTTCGTATTCTATGCCTTTGTAATGATAGTATGACCGTTCCATAGCCTCTAGAGTGAGCAGATCAATCTCCCTGGCAGAGAGGATTCCGTCATTCTTCCTGTGTGTCCGGATCCGGTAGAATTCGGACCGGGATTCCTCGTCGAGCTTGGCCAGCCTTTCTTCAATCTCTTTTTCAAACTCCGGATCGTAGATATTATCATCCTCCTCAGCCTGACGTTTGAGCTTGGCACGAACCTGTGCTTCCAGTTCTATAAGGGATTCAGCCCCTTTCTTCTGCTGGGACTTCCTGTATTCTCTCTCCAGATCGCTTATCTTTTGTGAGGTTTTGCCTGCATCATACATGGTATGCACCTCCTTAATCGTACTTGTCAATCTGCTCTTTTAATTTTTTTACACTATCCTTGACTTTGTCATATGAATCCGCATCGCCTCGGTCGCCTTTATCCATCATGACATCGAGAGATAAGAAGTAGACGTAATTGTGTAAGTAATAATCAGCCGACTTCTGGGTATCATTTTTTCTTTCGTCATAAGAGTAGTCAGAAGCATAACTTATATTCTCTTCAATATTTTCTAATTGTTCCTGAGCATCCTCAGCAGATATATCTCCAGATAAATAATTTTGACCTATTTCGTAAGCTTTTTTAGCATTGGTTAAAGCCTTGTCACTTGCCGATTGTTCGTGACCACACGAACATAGAATAAGCGATGATAGTAGTACATATAAAATTCTTTTTTTCAAAAACAATCCCCCTTTTTCAATCTGACGACCAATCAGAAAATACTATCTTTTATGGTGACCTCGGTACCACGCGAGGTCTATTATTTTCCAGAAGCCTTCTTCAGAGGACTATCATCTGCTGCAACAGTTGTAGATGCCTCCAACTCAAAACATTTGCCAATGACAATAGTTCGTTGCTTCCTGCTTAAAGAACAGAAAGCCTCCAATAAGTCCATAACTTCATCAGGATATTTGTTATAGTAATTTAAAACCATAGCCTCTTTGGTGTCCAGTTTGTCTCTTCGAGACTCATCCAACAAATAATCAATAGATACATTCAATACATGTGAGAAACGGATGAGTTCTTCTGCACATGGTTGGTTGGCACCGAACCAAAGCTGATCAAAACGTTCTTTTACAATATCTGTTTTAGATAGGGCATCTTCATACGATATTCCCAGCTCTTCACATTTTTTTCGGATGTTCCAATTTGCCAATCCATCTTCGTAAAAATAATCATAGCAATCTCTGGAGGAACCGATTTTCTCTAATCCGAGTATGCAATCAACAGAAACTTTATAATATTCTGCCAATTTAATGAGGATTTCTAACTTTGGAATCCTCTTGTCGTTCTCATAATTTGCCAAAGTGCTTTGCTCTATGTTAAGTGCAGAGCAAACCTCTAACTGACTTTTCCCAGCAGTCTCACGTAGTAATTTTAGTTGTTTTCCAAGCATGGTAATACCTCCTAATATAATTATATAGCAATTTGAAATACATGTATAATTGCGTATTGAAATATTTTTTTGAAAAATAGTTGACATATATTTCGTAATGTCATAATATGTATTTCAGAAAGAAATATGAAAGGAGCGATATGATGACACTTAAACAATTAAGAGTTAATAAGGGGCTGTCACAGGTCGAACTAGGAAACCAAGTTGGTCTAAAGCAGACTACAATATCACAATATGAAAATGGCTCAAGAAAGCCTCCGCTTTCTATGGCAAAAAAACTGTCGGTTGCCTTAGATGTTACCCTTGACGATATTTTTTGCTCATTAACATTTCAAAATGAAATACGAGATAATTATAACAAGTAGAGGTGATGTAGAAAATGGCAAATTTAACAGCGAAGACCAGTTCCAACATCTTTTATAAGGCTCGTTGCGAAGCGGCAACACACAATGAACAACTGAGTAGCCGAGAAGGAGCTGCTGACTATATGTCGATTGACAGAGGCAGGCTTTACCGGATCGAGAGTGGCATTGCAGTTCCTTATCCAGAAGAAATCCGCCTGATGGCTGATCTCTATAATGCTCCGGAACTGGAAAATTACTATTGCAGGACAATGTGTCCGCTAGGAAGTGAAATTCCAAAAGCAGAGCTGGTGGACATGGACAGAATCACAATCAGAATGCTTTCAACATTTCGGAAGATTGGAGAAACAAAAGAAATGCTTCTCGATATTACGGAAGATGGTGTAATCGATGAAAATGAGAAGCCACAGCTGGAAGAGATCTTGAAGAACTTGGAAGAGGTAGAGGAAATCGCACAGAGCATGAAGCTCTGGATCAAGAAGAACCTGTAAAAAATGAGGGCTCGAATGTCGGCAGTATCATTGGACCGAGCGTAAGGCGAGGACAGTCCGGCGGTGCGATTGGCAGAGTAGGGCTTAATAATTTTTTGACAGCAACTTGCGGACATTTGACAGCGAATGACAACAAATGCGTCCGTAATCCAATCCGAATTCGAATCCAAATACAAATCGGGAATCCAATACAATATATGCTCGGAGCTACAAGCAGCTCCAAGCCGCAGGAGGTGAGCGAATGGAAGCAGTAAGAACCGCACCGAGACCGTTTCTGACCGTAAAGGAAGTTATGATTTTACTCGGTTGCAAGGAAGACTTTGCGTACAAGACGATGCGCAAAATTAACAAGGAGTCTGAGAGCCAAGGGTATATAAGCATAGGCTCTGGAAAAGTTAACAAGCATTTATTTGCGGATAAGCTGCAGATTCCGGAAGAGGATATTGAGCAGGCAATCCAGTATGTAGCTGCACAGGAGAACAGATAGGAGGTAATCATGGCATATTACAATGTCTGCCCTGATTGTGGAAGCAATCTTGATCCGGGAGAAAGGTGCGATTGCCAGAACATTAGGGCAAAGGAACAAGAGAAGAACCGGCTGTTTTTCAGCCAGATGTTGAGAACAGAAAAGAGCAGCGGTCAGATGTCGTTTGCATTTGAGCATTCGGGAGGAGGTGCGATAGGAGCATGAGAAACAAGTGCCTATTTGCATTGGGAGTGGTATTTGCCATGTCCCTGACCTCGATTGTCGCATTTGCTTTCAGCTTTACCGGAGAACCGGAAGCGAAGAACGATTTGCGGCAGATTATTGCGGTGGATTCTGTAGCAGAGAGCGAAGAACCAACCACCGAGCAGACAACAGTTCCGGCAGAATCGGAGGAAACAACAGCGACCTTACAGCCGTCTGACAGTTCACTGCTTGGAAGCATAGACTGGGATGTGGAAGATGCCTACATGCTTGCCAAGATTGCAATGGCAGAAGCGGAATCTGAGGACACCGAGGGCAAAGCTCTTGTAATGCTGGTGGTGCTGAACAGAGTTTGGAGCGACGAGTTTCCAGACACGATTGCAGGAGTTATCCTCCAAGACGGACAGTTCAGTCCAATCAGCAACGGCCGGTATGACGAGGTCGAACCGGATGCCGACTGTTACAGAGCATTACAGCTTATCCAGATTGACGGATGGGATGAAAGCCGGGGAGCGACTTACTTCGAGAGCAAGAGCGAATCCAACTGGCACAGCGAGCATCTGACCTTTCTATTCCAGCATGGGAAACATTATTTTTACAAGGAGTGATGAAGAGTGAAGAGAGACTTGATAGCGGTTATTTGGTCATTGCTCGTAACCGGAGCAATAAGCAAATGGGCTTTCCACGTTGCGTATCTGGAAAGAGGGTACAAGGCAGTAGGCGGTGAGTACCTTGTGATACTGGTGGCTTATGTAGCTGCATGGAAAGCAATTAACTATTTATTTGATTCGTTGGAGGAATTGGAAAGTGAAAGAAATCGTAGAAAAAAGAGAAGTAGAAGAACTGCTCGGATGCGAGATTACAGATGAACAGTTTGAGCAGGCATTAAAGTATGCCAGACATAAGCAGGAGTACATATATCAGCGTGAACAGAGAGAGGTCGTGTTACAGCACTGGTATCTCGTTAAGCTGACAGAGGAATATGTGAGAAGCCTTGCTTTTTCAAAATTCACAATGGATTTATGCAGTGCACTGAGAGATATGGAAAAAGAGCGCTCGGACAAAGTCCGGAACACCCTCATAAGCAACCATATTGTACCACAGCCAACTGCTTAAAATCAATAAAATTATACAATATGGAGGTTTAATCTATGAACAATTCAAATGCTTTGGCTGAAATTCAGTCCAAATATCCCAACTGCAACCTACTGTTACCTGCGGCTACATCAGTGCAGATCAATCCATTTTACAAGTGTTCTGTCATGGAAGTAGTAGCAGACACAGCACCAAACTCAGGAGATATCTTCTCGGTTGGCAAAGTAAAAACCGGAGAGGATAGAAACGGAAAAGCTGTATATGAGGAGGTTTACTCTCCTGCGAAGCCGCTTCTTATGAAGCTGGCAACTGCGGCAGGCATCCAGTTCCATCCAGAGTACACCACAGTTACAAGAGAGAATACAAACACCTATGTAGGCAAGGCATACGGAGCTGTCAGACTTCCAGACGGAAGCTACAAGACACATGCGGAAACCAAGCGTATCTGCCTTGACGATGAAGAATCCAAGTACCGCCTTGAATTTATGGATAAGTCAATCATGGGTATCCATGACTGGAGAGCATCCAAGGCCGCTGCTGAAATGTTCAAGGGGGAATGGAAGCAGGAGACAGAACCTAATCAGTATGGAAAGTACGACAAGTACTATGTGATTGCCGATAGCGACAGAGAGAAGTACATCGAGAGATCAATCCTTGTGAACATGACGCTCCTTAGAAAGACAGCATCAGAAAAGGCTCAGACAGGAGCGATCCTTAGAGTTATCAGAGCACTGCTTGGAATCAAGGGAACATACTCGAAAGCGGAGTTGGAAAAGCCTTTTGTTGTACCGACAGTTACATTTGCGCCGGATTACACAGATCCTACGGTCAGAAATGCAATGCTTCAGCAGGGAATGAACTCTATGGGAAATATGTTTGGGATTTCATCCACGCCACCGGCAATCACCACTGCATTTTCCAATGAAGCATTTTCGACAGACTTTAATCCGGAGGATGAAATTAACAATCCTGCATTTGCTTCTGAACAGCAAGAGGACAGCGACGTAGTAGCAGAAGAACCAGAGAAAAACTGGTTCGATCAGGAACATACGACAGCACCGCAACAGGAAGCTCAGCCACAGCAGGAGGAATATGCCTGTGAGAATTGCGGTTCGGTTATTTCCGAGAAGGTCTATGGTTACTCGATTGATAAGTTTGGCAGACCATTATGCGTAAAATGCCAGAGAGGAGCACACTGATGAAGATTATACGGATTACCACTGATCTTGAAATGACGGTGCATGATTTTCCGGAGGGAACACACGAAGAACAGAACCACGAGCTTAGGGAGCTGATTGGGAATGATTGCAGGATATATGAGCACGTAATGCCGGAAAGATTATACACCAACTTGAAAATGAAAAACCGGCCAACAAAGGTACCGGGACAGTGCGTGAGCATGCTGATTGATGAAGAAGGCTTGCTGAAACCTAATCATGCGAATATGATCGGCAGCTATCTTTACAAATTCGACGAGCACAAGAACCCGATTGCAGGAAACATCCTGTTTGTGGGAGAAGAATGGACCAGAGATGGGATTGACTTCTGTGGAATCGAAGACGAGACATTCAAACTGTTACACCTTGAACTGAAAAATATGGTAATGGCAATGAAAGCTACAAAGGAGGCTATGAACTTATGAAAATTTTACATACAGCGGACTGGCATTTGGGCACATTCCGAAGCCCGGTAAAGGACGGAGTTAATCTCCGTACAGAAGATACAAAAAGATGTCTGAATGAAATGATCAGAGTGGCAGGAGAAGAAAGACCGGACTATTCACTGGTATCTGGAGATATATTCCATTCCGGAAAGACATGGTCGGACAGATGCTGTGAGGAAATTGTCACAGTAACCCATTATATCAAAGAGCTCGCGGCAGTATCTAAGCAGGTGGTTGTTATGCGAGGCACCCCGAACCATGACGGAATAGGTCTGTTTAATGTACTTGCACAGACATTTGAGCCATTTCCCAATGTACATATCGTGATTACCCCACAGGTAATTCCTTTTGAGGATGTAGATATCGCACTGATTCCGGGATTTGACCGGGGAATATTCAGAGCAAACCATCCGGGAATTAGTGCTGATGAAGAAAATTTGGTATTTACTGAGGAATTATCCAATATCGTGACTGGTCTGAAAGCACAGTGTTCTCTGGAGAAGAAAAGTATCCTGATGGCACACTATACAATTCCGGGTTGCAACACAGAAAGCGGACAGACCATGATGCTTACACAGTTCGAACCGGTCATTCCACAGGAAGCACTTCTGGCAGCTAACTATGATTTGGTGGCACTGGGACATATCCACAGACCACAGAAGATACATAACCGTAACTGGTATTACTCCGGTGCGATAAATGCTCTGAATTTCAATGACGAGGGGCAGGAGAGAGGCTTCTGGATTCATAACTGGCACGAGCTTGGAACGTGGCAGAGCATCTTCCACAAGACACCGTACAGAGGATTTGCAACAATCAAACTCGATGAGGATGATGTGACACAGATCAATATGCAGGCTCTTGACTTTGTAGCTACACAGAAATGGAGAGGCAAAATTGACGACAAGATTGTCCGCATGCATTACAGCTGTTCAGCAGAAAACAGCAAGGCATTGAACACAGCGGTTCTTGAAAAGGAGCTGCTTGATGATGGGGCATTCATGGTGTGGGAGATACTTCCGGACAAGATAGATGAATTTGCAAACAGGACACAGCTTGAAAATACAACGGATCCGGAAGCGAACCTCATTAAGTATCTCGAAGAAAAGCAGTTTCCACAGGATAAGATACAGGAACTTGTGCTGAAGGCAAGACCGATCATTGCGGAAGCAGAGGCAAGCAATTCAAAGACTGCCAACAGCGGAGCATTTGAACCGGTAGAGATTGCAGTCAAGAATTATCGCAATTATGAAGAGGAAACCTTCAATTTTGAGGATATTACGTTCTGTACCATTAATGGTCAGAATGGAGCAGGAAAGAGCAGTTTGTTCATGGATGCCATTATCGACTGCCTCTATGAAGAACCAAGAGAGGGAGTGATAAAGGACGATTCCGGAAAAGCACCATGGCTGAGGAATGATGAAAGTGTCCGGTCGGGTTCGATCATGTTTACGTTCCGCATAGGCGAGAAGAAGTATCGTGTCACACGAACCAGAGCACGTTCCGGAAAAGGAACACTGAACATTTCACAGTTTATCGAGAACGAATGGCAGGACTGCTCAAAGGAACGCTACAACGACACCCAGCAGGAAATCCTTAACATTCTTGGAATGGACAGTTTTACTTTTAAATCCTGTGCACTGATCATGCAGGACCAGTACGGATTATTCTTGCAGGCAAAGCCGGAAGAAAGAGTAGAAGTGCTCGGCACACTTCTTGGCCTTGGAATTTATCAGTCGATGGAGAGGATTGCTTCTGACAATGCGAGAGTGAACGGAGCGAAGAAACGGGAGCTGGAGCAGGAGGTCACTATCCATAATGTGACGATTGCTGAATTCGGTAAACCGGATGAAGAACTGGAAGCCTGCAGATCAGAACTGGCAGAACAGGAACTCAGATTGCAGGAGAAGGTCAATGAGAGAGACCAGAAGAAGCTTATCTTGTCGCATCAGCAGGAAGCCGTAGAAAGACGAAAGAAAGCCCTTGCAGCTGTCACAACCTTGCAGGCTAAGAAGACCGTTACAGAGCAGAATAGAGCCACCCAGCAGGCAATCGCAGACAGTAGTGCAACAATTCTTGCCGGAAAGGCTGAAATCGAGGAGAAGATTGCGGAGAGAAACAATCTTTTGAAACGTGAGCTGGATCTTGCAGGGCAGTCGGCACTTTACACCTCCAAGAAGCAGGAAGCAGAGAATTATGCAAGACAGGCAGAAACAGAGCAGGAAGCTGTTGCAAACCTCAAGAATGCATTGCAGGACTGCCGGAATACAATGAATGCCATGATACTGGAATCTGCCAATGACGGAGAAGCCAAACAGAAAGCAGAGGAATATAGCCGGAAGAAGGCTGAACTGGAAGCCATGCAGGAGAAAGCGGTCGCATACCAGAAAGCAAAGACGGAATTCTCTGCGACTGTTTTCCACGACAGCGAAACAAGAACAAGTTTTGACGGAGAAAAGCAGGCGGCAGACGAGAGGAAGCTAGTCCTTGAAAAGAAAGTTGCAATTTTGAATGAATCCGGATGCGTGGATATCGAGAATGCACACTGCAAGTTCTTACAGGATGCCATTGAAGCAAAGGAGGAGCTGGCAATGCAGGATACCTTGTATGCAGATATTGAAGCCCGGAGAAAAGCTGAACTTGCAAAGACAGCGGCGGAGATTGAAGAGAAGAAAGCTGCTATGGAAGCGATTGGATTTGATTTGACCGCATTATCCGCACTCCAGAGTGAATGTGCGACACTGCTTCCGTATGTATCACAGGTTGAAGCAATCAGCCAGAGGGAAAGCCAGTTAAGCCTCATACGGGCGAAAATCGAACATTTGAAGTCTGACATATCCAAAGAGGAAAACAGGCTCGCTGAGGTCAAATTAAAGGGCACACAGGCAGAAACAGAACAGAGTATATATGCGAAAGCTTTTGAGGAGCATGTGCATGTGATGAGTGCCATTACAGTGTTGGATCCATGGGTTGAAAAGGAGAAGATGATTCCGGTTGCTGAGGAAAGAAATATGACAGCCTTGAACAGAGTATTGGAACTGACAACGGAGCTTGTCGGCATTGATGATGAAATCAGGGAAAGACAGGCAGAGGCAGACAAGGAAATTCTTGCAATGGCAGGAATTGAGGAAGTGCAGGCAGTTGTCAATGGTCTGGAAACAGAGGTCAATGCAATCAACAGCATGGTTAGAGAAAGCCAGATGCGTATAGGTGCTTTACAACAGAAAGCACAGCAGATTGCCAAACTGAAACAGGACATTGCGGTCTTGCAGGAGAAGCAGGTAGGATATGCGAAAGAAACTGCAGATTATGACACCTTAAAGGTTGCATTCAGCCAGAGCGGAGTGCCGCATCAGATTATCAGATCCATCATCCCACAGCTGACAGCAACAGCCAACACTATCCTCGGTCAGATGACCGGAGGCAAGATGGGTGTCGAGTTCAGACTGGAACGCTTGCAGAAGAACGGCAAGGAAAAGGTTTCTTTGGATATTTTCATTGAGGAATATGGAAAATCCGTACTTCCTTACCTGTCAAAATCCGGTGGAGAGAAGGTTAAGTCCTCATTGTCGGTAATCCTTGCACTGGCCGAGATTAAATCATCTTCGGCAGGAGTGCAGCTTGGAATGTTATTCATAGACGAGCCACCATTCCTTGATGGGGATGGCATCCAGGCATACTGTGACGCACTGGAAACCATCCAGAGTCGGTACAGCAATATTAAGATTATGGCTATTACGCATGATCCGACCATGAAAGCCAGATTCCCTCAGAATTTGGATGTTGTGAAGACGGAACATGGAAGCAAGGTAATTTATTAAAGCAGGATCCGGAGGGGAAATCCCTCCGGCACCCGAAAGGAGAGTGATTCAATGCCAAACCGGATAATCAAGGAGAGCATATGCAGAAGCGAGGAAATAGATTCCTTGAGCTGGTTTGAGGAGGTTCTGTTCTATCGACTGATTGTAACCTGTGATGATTTTGGAAGATATGACGGAAGAGCAAAGATAATCAAAGGGAGCTGTTTTCCTCTGAAAGACATTACGGAGAAGGATATAGATAAGGCACTTGGTAGGTTGGCGGCGGTAGGCTTGGTCAGAGTGTATGAATCACAAGGAAGACCGTACCTGCAATTGGTAACCTGGGCGGCCCATCAAAGAATCCGTAATCAGAAAAGTAAATATCCCGAATTTGCGGACGGATGCGAATTGCTGACATTTGACAGCAAAGGACAGCAGATTAAAGCAAATGACAACAAATGTATCCGTAATCCAATCCAATCCGAATTCAAATCCGAATCGGAAACCAATACAAATATATGCTCCGAGCAGACAGTAGCTGCGGAGCCGCCAGTAATAGGTATCATGATGAATACTGGTGAAGAATACCCGATTACACAGAGTTATGTTCTTGAACTCGCAGAATTATATCCTGCTGTTGACATTATGCAGGAACTAAGAGCGATGAAAGGCTGGTGTGATGCTAATCCAAGGAAACGGAAAACAGCAGGAGGAATGAAACGATTTATCAATGCTTGGATTTCAAAGGTCCAGAACAGAGGTGGAACACCTGGTTATACGCAATCTTACAATCAGACAGCCGGCGGCTCAAAGGTAGAGCAGTTTGCACAAGGAGCAAGGGAGTGGGCGAATGGATAAACAGCAATTTGCGACATTGGCAATCGGAATTAAATCCGCATATCCAGCTTCAAAAATACTCGAAGATAATGCTTCAATGGATTTTTGGTATATGACACTTAAAGATATTCCGTATGAGATTGCTGAAAATGCTGTTATGGAGCATATTTGCACCAATATTTATCCACCCAACATAGCTGAAATCAGAAAGCTATGCATGGAAAGATGTAAAACACCAATTCTGAGTTTTGACGAAGCATGGGGAGTTGTCCGAAAAGCAATGTCCGATTATGGGTGGTATCATCCGCAGGAGGCTTTTGCAACCATGGATGAGCTCACATTGGCTGTAGTTAAAAATCTTGGGTGGAGCAGGCTGTGCCAGAGCGAAAATCCAACTGCGGATAGGGCAAACTTCCGTGAAGCTTATGAGAAAAAAGCTGCTGAAGCACAAAATACAAATGCACTTCCGGATTTCGTCGCTAAAAACAAAGTGCTGTTGCAAAAGCAGTATGTACCGGCAATTGAGAAGAAAGAGCCTGTAAGGATAGAACAGGAGAAAGAACCAGAACCGAAACCGCTCACAGAGGAACAACGAGAAGAAAGGGCTCGCAAATTTGAAGAAATAAGGAGGAAGATTTTAGGTGGTGAAGCAGAGTGAAGTAATACAGGGAACTGAAAAAGAATTCTTAAATGAATTTCGTAAACTCTGCTATTCACGAAGCTCTTGGCAGGTTTGGGCGGATTTGATGGCAGCTATAGCATGCTCAATAAGTAATGTGGCAGACAGAAGCCCAGAGCATTATGAGAGCAGAGAAAAAGAATATGCACAATGCATAGAGAGACTTGGTTCTGTGGAGATTCCTGCAAAAATGCTTGCAATCATTGTTGAAGCCTTGGAAAGAAATCCAGAACAGGATTTCCTTGGAGAAATGTATATGCAGCTAAATCTTGGAAATCACTGGAAAGGGCAGTTTTTTACACCCTACTGTGTGTGCAAGATGATGTCTGAAATAACCTGTGAGGATGTTGACAGCCATATAGAAAAGCAGGGTTACTTATCCATTTGTGATCCGGCTTGCGGAGCAGGAGCAACATTGATAGCTGCCGCAAATACCATGAAAAAGTGCAAACATAATTTTCAAAATCATGTGGTTTTTGTTGCACAGGACATAGACAGAATAACCGGGATGATGTGTTACATACAGCTTTCACTTTTGGGGTGTGCAGGATATGTGTGTATAGCAAATACGATTACAAATCCTTTGACGGGGCATGTACTGTTCCCTAATGAAAAAGAGGGACAGGAACTCTGGTATATGCCAATGTTTCAAAATCAAATATGGACATGGAGAAGATTGTTCCAGTCAATGGGCGGTCTTAGTGGAACTGCAACCACCGAAAAAACAGTGGGAAAAGAGCACTTTTATATGTTTTTCGATTTCGATAAAAAGGAGGAAGCCTATGGAAACAGGTAGAAATGTAATGCACTACGCATTAGGAGATAATCAAGATTACGAACACGAGTGGAGCAAAGCTGTTCTTGAGTATCTGGAAAACGGATATTCTTCGGAGGATAGCAAGAGCGAAGTTGAGGTAGGGAATACTATCTACAAGATATTAAAGAGAGAGAAAGTAACCGCATTCTATGACGCTGACGGTAACACATTGTTTGATATAGAGAACGACAGATTAAAAGAAGAATATGAGGCTATGGATTTTTCGGCATCCGAGCCGCAGTCGGAAATGGGAAAGGTTATTTCAAACATCGAACAGCAGGCATTTGAGCAGGCGGTTAATGATGATATAGATGCAGATGATACGGTCCCGATGGGAACAGCAAGTCTTAAAGAAATTGTGGAAGGAATTCCGGCGCCTACACCAGAGGAAGTTGAAACAGCAAAGAAAAATAACAGTTCTGTTTATATCGGAGTTGTTGGGGCAGTTACGAAGTTGCAGGAGGAATTGAAAAAGGCTAAGGATAAGTCGTTTGCAGATCCAATAATCAAACATCTGATTGAAAGGTGCAGGGAATCAGAAAGTCTTGCTTCGGATGTATGCCAAGACCATAAGACATGGGAGAAGTGCTACAAATACATTTACGAGCAGGCAAGAAAGCTCAAGAGTGGAAACTGTGCCATGGTAAAGGATTCCGTAGTCTACGAATGGGCAGAGGACTATTACAGACTGGATGATAAAGCTCTTGAAGAGAAAAAGGCTGTGGAAGCCAAGGAGAGAGAAAAGAAACAGAAAGCCGATCAGCAGAAGCGTCTGGACGGCATGAAGAAGCGTACTGAGAAAAAGGCGGAGACAGCTGGAAAAGATAAGGCTGCCAAGGAAACTCCGAAACCGGAAGCAAAGGCGGACAAACCGAAGAAAGAGCCGGAGAAAAAAGAAGCTCCTAAGAAGAGGTCGAATGAACTTGAAGGGCAGATGGATCTGTTCTCAATGATGGGCCTGTAAGGAGGGATGTACGATGGAAAAAAGAAAGCTGTCTGCATTGCCTAGACCAGAGGCAACAGCAGAAATGGTTGAAATGGCAGATAGACTGGACGGAATGGAGAACATTGTGACTGCGGAGCTGGTTGATGAT